CTTCGACTGTAAGGTATCCGGACAAAATGGTTTTGGAGTCGGCGAGATTGCGTCAACGATGCGCAGCATGGGCCGTTCCGGTTCGCACCAGAGTGGTGGCGGACATCTGGCCGTTGCGTTTGAACCAGGAAGCATTGCAAGACATGCGGGGCCAAGTGGTGAACAAGAAGCTGTCAGCACACTGCGTGCAGACATGGGCGATAACCAGCCTGCCGTCAGAATTGGCATGCACGTGCGGCGTATTACACCGCGAGAATGTGAAAGACTGCAAGGGTTCCCAGATGACTACACGCTCATTCCGTATCGTGGAAAACCATCTGCTGCCGGCCCGCGCTACAAAGCGCTCGGCAATTCGATGGCAGTTCCCGTGATGCACTGGCTAGGGAAGCGTATCCAATTGGTGGATGGAATCAATGCGCAATAATGCACATGGACTTTGTTACGGCCGTGCGGTGGATTGGTGAACGCATAAAAGAGGTTGACTTACCGGTAACATACTCTCAGAATCAGTGCTCATCACTGAGCTTGGAGGTAAGGCGTGAGAATAGAACAGATAGGGCTTGCGACACTTTACCTTGGAGATTGCCGGGAGGTGTTGCCGTTGGTTAAGCCTGCAGTTATTTTAACTGATCCACCTTATGGGATTTCTCACCCGTGTAATTTTAAGGAGGTTGGGAGAGAGAATTTGGCTGTTTGTAACGACTACCCAGATGTTCATGGTGACGATGAGCCGTTTAACCCCGCACCATTCCTAGACTTGAAAGTCCCTACGTTGTTTTGGGGAGGTAATTATTTCGCTGACAAATTGCCAGCTACTAGCGGTTGGGTTGTCTGGGACAAGGTAAGACCGGACGATCTTGACCAAGCAACATGCGAACTAGGATGGACAAATTTCGTTAAAGGTGTTCGCCGTTATAAGTACCTTTGGAATGGCATGATGCGAGCGGGAGAGAAAGGAGAGAACTACCACCCCACACAAAAGCCAGTGGCCCTTATGAAATGGGTTATAGGGTTAAGATGGACGCCAAAAGAAGGGGTTATTTTTGATCCGTACCTTGGGGCCGGTGCAACAGGGGTTGCCGCAGTAACGATGAAACGTGAATTTATAGGATGTGAAATTGAACCGCGCTATTTCGACATCGCCTGCCGCCGCATCGAGGACGCCCAACGGCAGGTACAGATGTTTGACTATGCGCCATGACGGGGCGGGTTTATCGGGACATGCGTATCTGAACCTAGATTTTCGGACATTCGCCATTGAATGCAGGGCAAAACAATGAAAATCATCTTGTCTCGCTCCAAAAGAAATCACAGGAGAAAGAAATGAGCACATCAGAGTCCACACGAAATAAAGCCATCCAAGCAAGCCCCGCTATCATGCGCCAGGCTATGCAGGAAGCGGGATACCAACAACGGATAACTGATCTCGAACGTCAGCTTTCCGAAGCCTGCCAACAGCGAGACCGGGCGATCAGTAACCACATGGGAGCGGTTGAAGAGCTGGCCGAAGCCCGTAAAGCAATCCAAGAGGCCGGCGAGATTGTGCATACGGGCGCAAAACTGGACGCAATGCGGGTGGCTGAGATCGAGGGCATGAAGGCAAAACCATGAAAATCATCTTGTCTCGCTTGTGGTTGTACGCCGTGATGGCGTTCCTGTGTGGGTCCGGTTTCCTTGGCTACATGATCGTCTGGCGCTACACCGGCTGGAACTGGGCGCTACTGTTCGTGATCCCCTCGACGTTGACGATCGTGTCCCTGCGGACGTTGCGGTGGCTGTCATGAATAGAACCTCCCTGATTGTTCTGGTATGGATGTCGGTAGCGGCGGTCGTATGGGCCGGACTGAGAGCCGAGTCGTCCCCCGCCAACGCGCTCGTCAAGCCTGCCGATCTTGTCTGCTACGACATCCATTCCCCTTCGCTCGACAAGGAAGGCTGGCATCGCTCTACCATTGACGAACGCGGTTCAGCGTATCGGTGGCGGGAGGTCCGGTCACTCGAATGCTACGATGTCCTGAATCCATCCAGGTCGTGGTCTGTCACGGAACGCTGGTACAGGAGAAAGACATGAAAGTCAGAACCAAGGCATCCCGGAATACCGACCCCTCCACGTCCCACGACGCCGAGACGTTCGTCAACCAGTCTGGCAGACGGGACATACAGCAGCAGAAGGTCATCAAGCTGGTGAAGGACTTCCCGTGCCGAACGGCATCGGAACTGTCATCCGTCTCGGATCTTGACCGGTATCAGATTCAAAGAAGGCTATCTGATCTGGATGGACTGAAGGTCCGAAAGGACAAGGCGAGACGGTGCAAGAAGACGGGCAGGACGGCGGTGACGTGGCGCTGTGTCTGACTATTCTCTCTACATTAAGGCGTTCGCCAAGCTGTGGCCGGGGCTCGTGACGGAATTCCGCTTTGCGCCACCGCGACGCTGGCGTTTCGATCTGGCGTGGCCGGACAGGATGTTGGCCATGGAGATCGAGGGCGGGACATGGGTATCCGGTCGCCATACCCGTGGGAAGGGCTACCTGAACGACCTTGAAAAATACAACGAAGCCGTCATCCTGGGGTGGCGGCTATTGCGCGTAACTCCCCAGATGCTGAGAGATGGGACGGCCACGGTTCTACTTGAGAGGATTTCAAATGGACAATCACACCAGGATTGATGTCGTCGACACCGGTCCGCTGCATGAGTTGATGCGTATCGAGGTCATGAACGCGCTTCGCGATTACGATCAAGTCATGTCCGTTATCCCCGGTCACCCGGAACGGATGGCTGCCGCCTTGGCGACGGTCAGGCACTACGGAATTCAGTGGTACGACTCATGACCGCGAAGTTCTCCAAGAAGCAGTTCATTCGCTTCTGTGAAGCCCTGACAATTGATTCCAAGGAGAAGGGATTGGTTCCGTTGCGTCTCAACGGGGCGCAGCTTTACTTCGTGGACCAGATGATCGAGGGGCTGAATGAGGGGATACGGCGCTTCACGGTCCTGAAGGGCCGTCAGCTCGGCATATCCACGATCAGTTTGGCGCTCGATCTCTATTGGAACTTTAAGCACCCCGGCTTACAGGGAACGCTCGTCACCGACACGGAAACGAACCGCGAGAACTTCCGCTCCATCCTGACCGGCTACATGACCTCGCTGCCGAAGGAATGGCGAATCCCGGTACTGAAACACAACCGCACCCTGATGATGCTGGCCAACCGGTCCCGGTTCATCTATCAGGTGGCGGGAACGCGGGCGAAGGGGTCGCTCGGGCGCGGAACCGCCGTGAGTTTCATGCACGCGACTGAATGTTCGAGTTGGGGAGACGAAGACGGTCTGGCCTCCTTGCTGGCAACGCTGGCCGAAACCAATCCACAGCGCCTGTATATATTTGAGTCTACGGCGCAGGGCTACAACATGTTCCACACGATGTGGGAAGAAGCCAAGAAGTCGGTTACGCAGGCCGCCATCTTCATAGGCTGGTGGCGCAACGAAGGTTATTCCGTTCCCCGAGACAGCAACATCTTCAAGGTTTACTGGGACGGTTCACTCGATTCCGAGGAAAGGAAGTGGGTGCGCGAGATCAAGCAGCTCTATGACTTCGACATCACCCCGGAACAGATCGCGTGGTATCGGTGGAAGAAGGTGGACGTGGCCAGTGACGGAAAGATGGCGGAACAGGAATACCCGCACACGGAGCGGTACGCATTCCAGTTGACGGGATCGCAGTTCTTCACCAGCGAGAAGCTGACGGAAGTCTTCCGGGTTGCCAAGAAAGATGAGTTCTCTTCGTTCCGGTACTTGTTCGGCGAGGACTTCGACCAAACCGAGATCAGGTCCGCCAGTGCCGAGAACGATGAACTCCGCATCTGGGAATTCCCGAAGCCGCACGGCATCTATGTCATTGGCGCAGACCCGGCCTATGGTTCGTCGGACTGGGCCGACCGGTTCGCCATCCAGGTGTTCCGTGCCTACGCGGACGGCATCGAGCAGGTGGCCGAGTATTGCACGGACTCCATCAACACCTACCGGTTCGCGTGGGTGCTCGCGCACCTCGGCGGCGCTTACCCGAACACCCATTACAATCTGGAAATCAACGGTCCCGGGCAAGCCGTCTGGAACGAGATTCAGAACATCAAGCGCAAGGCGTCGATCTTGAAGGACGGACATTCGAAGAGCATCTTCAACGTCGCCGCCGGGATGCGGGAGTATCTCTACAAGCGCGTGGATAGCTTCTCTTCAGGCGGCTTCGCCCGTCATACCGTCATGGATCGGAAGTTCAAGGAACGCATGATGAACGGGTACAAGGACTATTTCGAGCGCGGCATGTGCACGATACGGTCGGTGGAGTTGCTGGAGGAAATGCACAGCATCGTCCGCAAGGACGGGACCATCGAGGCATCGGGACGCGGTAAGGATGACCGGGTGATTGCGGCGGCGCTGGCCGTGGTCATGTGGAACGATCAGGTCCGGTTCCAGCTTGCCGCCCGTGGCGAGACAAGGAATGTTTCCCGCAACCGGGATTCGGTTTCAGAAGACGGCAAATCGAACGACAATGCCGTATCGACCAACATCCGCGACTACCTAAGAAACATAGGCATGAAATAATGGAGAAGCAGGACATACGCCGTCGCTTGAACGTGATGGTGTATACGAAGCGGATCACGAAGAAGTTCATCGAGGAGCAGTCCGGCCTGCCGATGGAGAACATCAACCGGGCGCTGGAGGGGATCATCTCCGACAGGGATGTTTCCCGCTTCACCACCTATTTCAAGGCGCTGGACGCTGGTCGCCTGATCAAGTTCGCGCACCAGAATCGGGACGTCCGCCCGCACCGCAGTCCCGATACCGTGCTGGTGAACGAGATCGCGTGGCTGGCGTGGCAACTCAGCCAGCGCGGCATCCGTGTTTACTTCAAGAACAAGATCAGGCTACTGGAGACGCGCAAGCAGAACCTGCTCTATTACTCCTACGACAGTCGCCTGAAGCAACTCCTCTACAAGGAGTTCAAGGAGAAGTACCCGAAGGAAAAGATATGGTTCCATGACCATTGGAACGCCCGGAAATGGGTCGAGATCATCGGCCTGATCGAGGAGGATCATTGAGCATCAGGCGTCGCGTTGCCGTGAATCCCGGATTCAATGTCCGGGAGTGGCGGCTGGCTGTTCTGGAGCGTGGGCACCCGACGTACCGCAATGCGGTGGTGATGCGTGGAACCGTGCATTTCATCCGTAAGGTCAAGCGGGTGCAGCGTCTTTACACCGACCACGGGAACTTCTGGTTCAAGTGGTTCATGGATCGCATCCCCCCGAACGTCCGTTCCGGGGACGTGATTACCATCACCGGCAACCTCGAAACCATGAACGCCGGGACGTTAATCCTGATTACGGATGCCCTTCTCATCCCCGAGGGATACAAGGGATTGATGCAGGATTTGACGAAAGCGATTACTAACCATATCCTTGACCCCAAGACCTACATTGACCGTGGAGAAATCTCGGATGTCGAGGATCAAAAAGGACTACCGGTGTCTGGCTCACGGGAACTTTGAGTCCACCAAGCCAGTCTGCCCGCATGGGTGCAACACCGTCACCCGCATTCACTTGTCCGCCCCAGCCGTTCACACGTCCGGACGATCCGCCCGGATTGACTCGACGCTCAACGGACTCGCCTCACAGTACAACCTGACCGACCTCAGTAACCGGAACGGGTCCGTGGCCAGTTCCATGCCCATGAGACCGACCGGAGGATTGCAGGCCGGTTTTGTCCCCATGGGCAACAACCCGACGCAGACCATGGCCCAACACGGACTCCTGCCGGGCAACGCAACGGCCGACTACAAGTTCACTGGGCCGGTCCCGAGTTCAGATTCCATTGCTCACAAGAGTAACCGCTGATGCTGATCCCGAAAGACGACGATGAAAGGGAAATTCTTTTCAATGACGTGATTATGAAGTGCATGGTGTCTCGCAACGAGCGTTCCGGCGAGTACGAGCGCATGCGTAATTACTACATGATGGGCACCGAGGACGGCAAGGAATGCCCGTTCAACAAGATCAACCCGCACATCGACCTGCTGACCGCCTTCTTGTTCGCCTCGGAAACCACGAAGTTCAGTATCTCCATCGGAGCCGCCGTCCCGGAAGAAGAACACAAGAAGGTCGGTGCCCTGTCGGAAGCGGTGATGGATGAGTGGTTGCGCGGCGGCGTGGACAAGACATTCTCGGAGGCGGTCACCTGGTCCTCCGTCTACAACTCCTGTTTCGTCAAGCTGATCTGGGAACACGGCATCAATCCGTACATCGTTGAACCGCAGATGATTGGCGTGCTGCGCGAAGACCTGCCCTACACCGACCGTCAAGAAGCCTTGGCCCACAAGTATTACATCACTCGCAGCGAGCTGAACCGGAAGCTGGCCCCACACCAGAACCGGGAGCTGATCATGCAAAGGCTGTCCGCCGTCCGCCGGGAGATGGAGCAGGAACCCTCAGGCGTGCAGCGTCTGGTAATGTCGGCCTCATCGCCCAACATGATCGGCGTCATCGAGGGTATGCCGCAGGGAACCGGTTACCGTCCCCGCGTGGGCGAAGAACTGATCGAGATGACGGAGCTGTGGGTGTGGGACGATGAGGAATCCGACTACCTGACCGTCACCATGGCGGATCCCGGTATCGTGATCTACGACCGCAAGAATGTATTCCTGTCTGGCGAGCTGCCCTATGTTCAAGTCTGCCCGAACCCGCTCTACAACTACTACTGGGGCGCGTCCGAGGTCAACAAGCTGACCAAGTTACAGGACTGGCGCAGCCGTCGCATGGGACAGATCAGTGACCTGCTCGGACGCCAACTCAGGCCGCCCCGGTCCTTGAACGGCACCTTCGGCATTCTCGACGAAAACAACTTCGCGCTCGACCGTGAAGGCGGTATTCTGTCGTTCAGCGACCCGATGGCGAAGATCGAGGAGTTCAAGCCGAGCATGCCGCAGGACGTATTTTCGGAGATTCACGAGATCGACAACATGTTCAACGAGGCATCTGGCCTGACCTCCATCATGCAGGGCGGTGGCGAGCGCGGTGTTCGCACCAGCCGTCAGACTTCGGAGCTGGCGCGGTTTGGGTCGGCCCGCGCCCGCAAGCGGGCACTGGTGATCGAGGACGCGCTCGAAAAGATCGGCACGCTTTGTCTCAAGATGATCCAGAAGTATGATCCGCGCAAGCTGCTGGATGATGGCGGTCAGCCCTTCATTGCCAAGCAGTTCACCAGCGACTACGTGCTCAAGGTGGACGCGCATTCCAGCAGCCCGATCTTCGTGGAAGACCAACGTGATCTGGCCTTCTCCCTGTTCGAGGTTCAGGCCATCGATAAGGAAACGCTGATCGAGATGTGCAGCCCGCCGTCCGTGCACCTGCTCAAGCAGCGCCTCAAGAGGATGGAAGAGAAGGAAGCGCAGCAGCAGCAGGCGCAGGTCGCTGCCGAGGCGAAGTCCGGAGAGAAGGGGGAATAGCGTGTCCGTCGATGTCTCGGGGACCGCAGAAGTTAACGCAGTGCTATATTCAAGTTATGTGCAGAGTGCAGAAACTGTAAGGAGAACGACATGAGCGGCAATGTATCAGTACAGTACAATTCAACGATCAAAAAGGGTCCGGACGGACTGCCTTTACCGGAAACCGGAAAGTCTTCAGCGGGCATCGCGATCATTACCGACACGCCCGGCGGCATTCCCAGAGGCCGACAAGAAGCCGCACTCGGCGCGACTGCCGTTACGTTCACCTGGACGTCCCCGGGTATTTCTGCCGTGCAGCTCTTTGTGGCTTCTGAAGCCGCAGGAACAGCAGAACTTCCGGCAGCGGTGGCTTACTGCATCGATCCGCCGAATCAGGCGGTTCGAGATGCGTGGTTGACGGCTGGCGATTCTAACTCTGCTGACTCGAACATGCTCATTGCCTTTGCTGACAAGATGAATGAAAAGCTTGTTTTCACTTCTCCGATCACGACTCTTGGGTTGATTCGCCTCTGGGGATCGCAGACATTAACCGCAATCGCCGTCGGCGTGGAGGTGTAGCATGCTAATTCGTCCTTACTCTGACTCCAGTTTATTCGCCGCCAATAACCCCTGCGACGCAACCACGGCCAATTTTCCAGCAGTAAAACATTTTTGGAAATGCGCAGAAACATCCGGCACCACGCTTACCGACGTGATGCGAGGATTGGTGTTAAGCGGTGCCGATACCATGACGTTCGGAACGAACTATGTCGTTCCGAATAGAACTTCATCGGCGCAAGCTACAAAAACCGGAACAATCGTAGCACCGAATGGAAAACCGTTTTTGTTTATGTCTGTTATAGCGGGGACTACCTCTGGTTTTAGTGTTGGCGATACGGTTAATGGACCCTGCCTTGCACTAGCACAGCCGGCAGCGTCTCCGATTTTGAATAGTAATGCTGGTATTTACCCCGGGACCGCCTACACAAACGGTGGTGCGACTATTTATGGAAGAGGGTTGTACGTCAGCGATTATAACAACGCTTCCGGCATGCAGACATTGGAATGTACCGCCACTTCTACTTATTCGGCGAAGGCGGCCACGACTACTGCCAACACAACCCCGTCAACAGCAGAGGCATTGAGTGTCAGTAATTTATCCACCCTGGAGGGTGCGACAGGAAAATGGGCCTGCGGCGCTAATGTTACGGCTCTGTATGGCGCTGCATTGATCGTGTTTAGCGCTACACCAACAGCTTTGTTCCTGCAAAGCATTATGACGTGGCACACCTATCAATGGGCAAATGGAAACAAGAGACTCTATCCAGGGTTGAGGGGAGTAGCTTAATTGAATTCGGCGAGGTCGGTAACGCCTTGGACTAGTGTTACTATCCGGGGTGGTAATAAATAAATGTTGCACTTATACGCTTTATTGTGTATATATTTTTTGAACATTAACGAAGTGAGCGCTCACACCCATTGGATAAGAACACGTTGATGACTGGTTGTTCTGTTCCGGGAAGGTTTTCCGCTTACGCGGGATGACAGCCCGGAATAGACGGGCGAGAACCGGGCTTAAACCCGGAACTACAGAGGATAGCTACTATGGCCCGCAAGTCTCGGCGTGGTAAGCGCAAAGCCAAGCGCTAAGCAATACGGGGGGATCGGGGATTCCCAGTCCCCCCTCTTTTATTTAACAGGAATTTCAGGAGGCTGACATGCCATTAAACGTCGTCCAAAGCCGTCTTTCCAATGTGCAGCCGGCCCAGCTTTATCAGCAGGGCGTGGTTGGTTTCCGCCGTCTTCTCGGTGTTTTGTACGGCGCGAACATGAACATCACGACCGACAACGCCATTCCCATGGTGCTGGTCCCCGAGATCGCTGCCGGGACAGCCCGCTACATCGTGCGCGGCGTGCAGGTCACGAACGCCTCGATCTCGCTGACGACCGCCGCTGGTGGTTTTTACACCGCCGCCTCGAAGGGCGGGTCGGCAGTCGTCGCTTCGACGCAGGCTTACTCGGGTCTGACCGCCACCACCAAGAACCTTGATTGCACGCTGGCCGCTGTGGCGGGCACGGACATCAGGACGGAAGGCACGCTGTACCTGAACCTGACGACTGGTCAGGGCGCAGCCGCTACGGCTGACGTTTACATCTGGGGGGAGATTCTTCCTTGAGTGATACGGACTTCAAGGATGCCCCGGAGACAAGCTGGCTCAGGGAGAAACTGACTGGCGCGAAGGGGCATGTGACGGGTTCGCAGAACAAGGCGGAAGCGGAAGCCTTGAAGGAACTAGACACTCCCTCGACGGGAGAACCCATGTCTCCGGCGATGGGAGAAGAAGGCACGGCGCATCCGAAGCCAATGGGCGGAACACCCGGCGGCGCTCCAGACCTCCATCTGAATCACGTTAACTCAGCAGTGAGTTCACTTGAACAGGCGTTGACCGCCGTGGGCAGCAGCTCCGCCGCAGGTCGCGCCATCCTCGATACGCTCAGAACCTTAAGCAAACACTTCGGCGACAAGAAGGCTGAAACACCTTCGGTTGCCCCTGAACTTCGCAGCCTGATGGGGGGGCAGAAATGAACATATTCAGAACACCAGGATCAGGTTCCGGAGCCGGTGTCGGCGGCAAGCCGATCGGACCGGGTAACGCTCCGCGAACCAATGAGCGCAAGAAAAGAAACTTGTCCCGCAGGGCCAAGCGGGGTGGCTTTAGATGAGCATGCCCCCAGACCAGATGGCCGCAATGATGGGCGGACAAGAACCGGGAGCCGGTGCACCGCAATCCGCGCCCGCACCGGGATCAGCGCCGAGTGGTGCGCCCATGTCCACGCCGCAGCCAGCCGAAGGCCAGAAGCAGGAAGCCATCGTGAACGTGCAGATGGCGATCACCATGCTGGAGCGGGCTCTGCCGTCGCTCGGCAGCCACACCGAGGACGGACAGATTGTCCTGACCTCACTCAAGGCGCTCTCCAAGCACTTTGGCGAAACGAAGTCGCAAGACCTGATTCCTGCTGAGTTGCAGATGATGATGCAGCAGGCCCAGCAACCGGGGCAGGCACCGGGGCAGGCATCGCCCGGAGCAGTCCCGGCCCCTACCAGTCCATCACCCGGAGGTATTTAACATGTCCAAAGAATTCATGTACCCGAAGGCCGGGTCGATCCGTAACCCGCTCGACAACGGAAAGACCAACGGCGTGATTGTTAACCCGCCCCGCATGAATGAGTTCGGCGGTCTCGACAAGTTCAAAGAAAAGAATGGTCCGTACAAGAACGACAAGACCATCAAGAAGCCCGGCGGCAGTCGCTAAACGGAGGAAATGACCATGAGCCTCGAAGACATTGACGACGAAACCCGCGATGAACTGGCACAGCTTGCCAACAAGCTGGCGAACAGCCCGTCCACCCGTAACGAGTTCCTGAGACTGGCGAGAAAGGCCAGTCCGGATATGTCGATTCCGGAACTGGACATGCAGGACAACATGAACGCGGCCATGAAGCCGTTCCAAGACAAGATCAGCTCTCTTGAGAATAAGCTTTATGAGAAGGAAGTCACCGACAGAATTATGTCCAATCGTCAGAACTTGATCGACAGCGGCAAGATCAGCCGTGAGGACATTCCGGAGATTGAAAAGCTGATGGTCGATAAGAAGATTCCGGATTACAACACGGCGACTGAATTCTACCGT